GCCCACTCCACGTCAGTGAAATCGCCGGCGCTCACGCGCAGCAGCCGCTTCCACTTCGATGGGTCACCGCCCTCAAAACCAGGCATCGCAACATTGCTCGAAATCTTGATCCCTGCGGGGGGGAGCATCCCGTGCGTGGACAGATAGTACTCGCGCACCTTCTGCGCGTCCACATCCACGCCCCCTGCATTGTCCTCGAAAACGGCACGCAGAAACGCGTGCATCGGCTCCACGCGTGTGAAGCCCTCCGCAAGCGTCGCCGCAAATATGCGAATGCACGTATTGCACTCCTGAGGCGTCAGATCGGTGCATGTCCACGACTTGGTCTGGACAAAGCGCGAGACCTCTGGTGTCATCACCATCTCGCCACCGTCATACATCGCCACGCTGTTGCACAACAGCGCCTCATAACCAACGAACCGCGCGTATGTGTCGCCAAGCAATGGCTTCCACACCAGCTTCGAGCGCCATCCCCAGCGCTCGAAAAACTCCATGACTGGGCACGGCTCGTCCTCACCTCGCCATATCTCCTCCTCAAATCTGGCCAACGTGTCGTCCCCCTCAAACGCGAGGCAAGCGAGGAACTTGCGACGCACCATCTTCCCCCTGACGTCGACCAGCGTCTGGTCGCGCGGCGAGACGTAGAACATCTTCGCGCCGTGAAAACGCAGGAGGGAGTCGAGGGCATCCGCCACGTGGTCCGGGTCCACGAGGTAGGAAAACCACGCGACGAGGTTTTGCAAGAAGTTCCCTGAGCTGGTGACCCTGTCACCGCTCTCCCGCATAGTCTGCGGGAGGTTGATCTTAACCGACTTCTTCTCGCCTGTCTCGTCCTTATAGGTCATGCGCCACGTCGCCGACTTGTCGCGGTCATCGACCACACGATCAAATAGCAACGTGCCGCTGTCCTCCACGCCGATAAGCTTTGCAATATGGCGGAACAACTCCTGCTCAATCTGCTTCAAAGTCTCGGATATCCCGAACTCGAAAGCGGTGAGGTCGTTCTCGACGAAGCGCGCACCAGCGCGCATCTTCGACATGTTCCCCAAAATCGTGGTGATTGCCTCCTTCTTCGGTCGGCCTTTGATTGACGCATCAACCAGGACGTCGAACAACACGTGCTCAAACACCCAAGCCACCTTAGCCAAGGCATAAAGCCGCGTCTCGCCATGGTTGGCGATCGGACGCGGCTTGTTCTTCGAACTCACCTCCTTCTTGCAAAAGGCTTTGATTACCGTGTCGAAGCCGACCTGATCATGCTTCAGCACGGCGTTCATCGCCTCAAGCTCGGCGCGCGCCGCGGCCTCGTGAGTCATCTTCTTCGGAAGGCTGACAGTCGCACTGTCTCAAACCCCCCTAAAGCCTTCTTCACGTTGCCCGGCGTCCAAACCTTCTCCTTGAGCTGCTCGAGCAGAATGTCGCGAGTCTTCGCTTCTGACACGAGCGGGTTGTGCTTCCCGATGCCGATGTTGCGCAGATCGTGCGCGGCCTTCAAGTTGTCGGGATTGTTGGAATGCAAATAATTGGTCTTCTCGGTGAGTAGAGGAAACCGCGCACGCGCTGTGCGACTCCCACTCGCCAAGCCCCC